CCGGAGATCCAGATGCGGCTTCTACCACTTTTACTTACTCAGTAAGCGATACAACGAATTTCCAAATAGATGGTGTCATTTTAAAGAGTAATGCAGTATTTAACTATGAAGCATTTAATAGTTACACCATAGATATTACATCCACAGATGGTTTCTTAACTCACACCAGCACGTTTACTATTTCTGTTAATGAAGTGCCAGTTGCAAATATTTGTTTTCCGGTAAATACATTAGTATCAACAGACCAAGGTGAAATAGAAATTGAAAAGTTGATACCTGGTGTAAATACTATTGATAACAAAAAAATAGTTACTGTTACTAAAACAGCGATGGCTGATGATAAGTTAGTTTTAATCAAGAAGAATACTCTTAGCAAAAATATACCTAACAAAGATACAACTATTAGTGGTTTCCATAAAATAAAACATAATGGTAAATTAATAGAAGCTTATAAATTAGTTAATTTTTACAAAGATATAAAATATATACCGTATAAGGGCGAAGTTTTATATAATGTTCTAATGGAAAACTGGGAAACTATGAAAGTTCATAATATGGAAGTAGAAACATTACATCCGGATAACATTATTGCTAAATTACATAATAGCAAATTATCAGAAAGCCAAAAATTAGAAATACAAAAAGAAATTAGCAGTGCAGTAAATAACCAAGACATTGAAAAGTTTGACTTAATTAAAAACAATATTTTGAAATAAAATAGATAAATACATTATCAATATTATTCTCTATAGTTTTATTAGCAATAAATTCGAATACGTATTCTTGATGAGGATTATTGTAAAAATTTACATTATAAACCTAGATTAATTCAAAAAATCGTAGCCATATTTTGGTGTAAGATCAACTCGCACATGCAAGTAAGGAACACCATGACCATGAGTATTTAAATATATTTCTTGATCTTTGTCATTATTAATAATGTTAGTAATTTCTTCAGCTACTTTTTTCCATAATTCTTTTTTCTTTGAATCCGATGCATTCTTATTAAATAATTTTATATGAGCATAATTTTTACCAACATCAGGACATGGGACTATTAAAGAAGTATCTCCAGATAAATTTTTAAATGAGATAACATCACAACTTTTATCAGTAGGAAATTTTTTATTAAAAGAAGTGTAATCTTGTTCTTTTGCTAAACTATCTTGTCTTAAAATTTTATATTCAACCATGGTATCCAACATATTACCATTAAAAGGATAAAATTTAATAGCAAAACTATAATCTGGAAATTCGATATTATATTCCTCCTTATCACTCCACATCTTAAGAAGATTTCTCCAAGTTATACCTCCTCCTATAATATCCTTACTTTTTAAGGTAAGATATTTTCCTTTGTATTTTAAATATTTTTTTTTACAAGTATCAGTATTATTATGTACACCAGATTGTAAGATATCTAGTTTAACGATAACGTTATTATGATCATTTACATTTAATGATAAATTATTCATTAATATAATATAATTATATATTAAATTATATTAAATTATATTAAATTATATCTTTTCTTAAAAATACCCAAGAAGTAGTTTATTTAGATATTATTAGACTTAATCGATTAATATTATTAAAAAAATTTGAACTAAAAAGAATTTTGATAATATTATTAAAAAAATTTGAACTAAAAAGAATTTTGATAATATTATTAAAAAAATTTGAACTAAAAAGAATTTTCATAATATTAATACTATAATATGTTCGAACCAGATAAAAGAAAGAAAATTTATGAAATTAATGCTATGAATATACCTAATTCTGAAAAGGCAAAAATGATATCTCAAATAATGAACCCTATTAAGACAGAAGAAAATTTTGAAACTAATGCCATTCGCACGAAGATATACTGTTCTCATTATAAAAAACACAATTATCAAATGTCAAAATGTTGTAAAAAAGTTTATCCATGTCGGTTGTGTCATGATGAGCATGAAAATCATACCATGAATAGATATGATATAGACTATATGAAATGTGATTACTGTCAATCATTTCAAAAAGTTAATTCTTCTTGTCAGAATCCAGAATGTTATAAATTTAATGTGAAACAAGATTATTTTTGTAAAAGTTGTAATCTGTGGTCTGATAACAAAAGTGTTCATAAAGTAATAGTTAATTCTATTCTTGTCCCTGATATTGACACTCGAGTGGATATTTACCACTGTAGTGACTGTGGAATTTGTCGATTAGGAAAACAAGAAGATTATCAACATTGTAATAAATGTAATTTATGTTTGAAGAAAAAAATGTTTGAGAATCATACATGTAAAATTAATATTAAAGAACACAATTGCCCCATATGTTTAAAAGATATATGGTCGGCTGTTAATGATTCACCGCATTTACTAAAATGTGGTCATTCTGTTCACTCAAGTTGTTTCTTTCAATCTTTAGAATCCCAACATTTTTTTTGTCCGTTGTGTAAAAAATCAATGACTGATTTAACTAATTATTGGAAATTAATTGATATGACAATTTCTTCACATCAAATGCCAGAGGAATTTAAAGATTGGACTGCAGATGTTCATTGTAATGATTGTGAAAAAAAATCAAATACCAAGTATCATTTCTCATATCACAAGTGTCAACACTGTGAAGGATATAATACAGTAATTGATAACTTAAATAAATCATCTTAATCGAAAGGTTATATTAATTCGACCCTCTTGAATTTTAGGTTGTTTAGGAATTCGATGCTTCCAATTTGTTTTAGCTGCATCTTCATCAAAAATAATTAATGAACCATTCGTTAATTCTATTTCGTATTTACTTTCTTTATTATCAATTGATTGAAATTGAAATTTTCTAGTAGCACCAATTGATATTGAAGCAATTAAATCACCCTTCATTACTTCAGAATCTGTATGCCATCCAATATAATCATTACCATCGCGATAGTAATTAATTTGCGCATATTTTATATTTTTTTTAATAATGTTCTCTACATTCGTTTTTATTTTTTTTATATCATTATTCCAAATACTTGAACCAGTTATATCATAAGACTTTTCAATATCAAAATTATCATCTCTCATAGCCCATAACAATCGTGGAGTTTTTACATCTCGGCCAAACATTTTATAGACACCTTGTTCCCACGGTGTAGTTTTAGTTAGATTATTAAATAATTTTTCAGTTGTTTCTTTATCTAGAAAATTACTAATAAAAGTAATTGCACTTTTATTTGAGTCCAAATAACCTTTATTCTCATTATTCAATTCAATTTCCAAGTATTTCATATATTAATTACTAAGTTAAAATATCATTGAAATTAAAGTAAATTTCAATATTATTCAAATTAAAGTACAAAAAGATTGAAATCTATTAATTATCATAAATATATTATTATATTATGTCTCAAGATACTAAAATTAGTAATAAACGTAAAATTGAACAAGTTGATGAAGATAATAAAAAGTTTTTAAAAACATTTGTTGATGAAAGTATAGTAACACAAGAGAGTTATGAGGATATTATTACCAATCTAATTCTAGATTTAGAAGGTAAAACAAATACTTATCTAAATGTTTCTAATATTATAAATGACTTTAAGAGATCACTATTATGTAATAGAGAAGGAATGATGAACAAATGTCTAGAATGTGGTGTAGATATGGGTAGATGTAATCCTAGGCAACTATGTGGTAAAACTGTATGTAACTCTTATTAAAATATTGAAATTATATATATTTATTTATATATATATAATTATAATGTCTACTAAAACTAAAATTAACAATATAATACAGGTATTTGTAAAAGTACCAAATAAAACTATTACCATTGATATTGAAAAAGGTCATGATATGTCAATCGCCGAATTAAAGAAACGAATTATGTATAAGGAAGGTATAACAGAATCAATGTCATTTCTTACATACTCTAGCAAAGTTTTAGATTCAAATAAATGTCTATCTTTTTATAATATTGAAAGAGAATCAACAATACAATTAATTATTAAAAAGAATTCGCTAGAACCACCTAAACTAAAAAGACAACTTGAAAGTAGCAAGTACAATATTGCTTATAAAATTGCAAAGATAAATAATCTCCCATGTACAGCTCAAATTGATTCCAACACCGAACTATATTATATAGTTATACCAGATGGTACAACTATAGTTGGTAGTGTATTTACAATTTGCAATGATTTAAAAACATATTCTTATAGTTGGAGTGACATTATATCTTTGGATGAAGCACGAAATATTCAGTTTGGCATTTAGCTTGATTTTTTAACGCATAAATATATTATCAACTATTTTTTTATTATTTAACACCAGTAATGTTACCATTTTATTTTAATAGTCATATGATATCAAATTGAATTCTTTCTCCAACATATATATATGGAAAATAAAAATTATTATTATAAATATTTAAAATACAAATCAAAATATAATTCTATTAAGAATAATAAACATTCAGACCAAAAAGGTGGTTATGATAATGGTAATAGTGGTAATGGTAATAGTGGTAATGGTAATAGTGGTAATGATAATATTGTAAATGATAACATTGTTAATGATAACATTGTTGAAGAACCAAAAGGTAATACTATTAGTGGTAGATTAAATAAAGTAATAGATACTATAAATAAAGTGTTTGTTGTCAGTAATTCTTCATTATTTGATTCTAAAAAATACTTTGATAAGGAAACAAGTTTTGAATTAAGTGTCAATATAATTTATAAACTTAGTAAAGAAGCAAAACAGTATCAAGATGACAAGTCTTATCCACATATGATGAAATTATTACAAATAACAATTGATAGAATTGATTTATTCTTAAAATGTGCTAAAGTAACTTTTACTGAAGAACAAATATTATATTCTATCAAATTAAAATTTGGTAAGAAAATAAAAGAATTATTTGATGTCCCTATTAAATGTTTTAATGCTATTATGAATTTATTTAATGATTCGGGAATTAATCCTGATTATCATATATGTGACACTGCACTACAACAACCACATGATTTTATTAATGCACCTAATTCTTACAATATTAATAATTTACCCTTGTATTTTAATTTATCAGCTAAATATCCTACTAGTTATAACTCTGATAATGACAAAGATAGTAGTAGTAGTTCAGACAAATCTGATAGTTTATATGATTTGCATGACGTTGAAGACTTTAGTTATAATCCAACTAAAAAAATAGAATCCGGATATGTCAAGTCATCTGATACACCAGTCGCAAATACTGATATGCCAGTCGAAAGTGTTGATACACCAGTCGCAAATACTGATATGCCAGTCGAAAGTGTTGATATACCTTCTACAAGTACTGATACCCCAGTTACAAGTACTGATACCCCAGTTACAAGTACTGATACCCCAGTTGCAAGTACTGATACCCCAGTTACAAGTACTGATACCCCAGTTGCAAGTACTGATACCCCAGTTGCAAGTACTTATATACCTTCTACAAGTACTGATAATAATAGTTCAGATGAAATTAACAATGGAAGAATTACAAGAATTTCATTTAAAAATATAGATGATACTAATTTTTATTTTGAAAAGAATGGTGCTTTTGAATTTAGAGAAGGTGAGAAGAAATCAAAAAATAGTAAATTTAATCTAGAAATATACATTAATAATAAGAAAGTATTTTTTATTGAAACATCAACTAAAGAAAATTCAGAATGGGAGGTTGTTAATTTATTTCATAACGAAGATAATTTATTGGAGGATGGTAGTTATAAAGAAGTACAAGATATTAAATATATTATTATTAATGATAATAATAAAAGAGTAAAGATTAATTATCAAATTAAACCGGTTAAGGTATTAATTGAAAGAATTCGCGAATCAATAAAAAATAATTAATTTATAATTATATTTATATGGAAAATAAATTGCACTTGCGTGATTATAATAAATATGTAAAATATAAAAATAAATATTTAGCTTTAAAAAATACTATAAATATTCAACGAGGTGGAACAGATAGAATTGTAACAAGATTAAGACATTCAATATGTGATCAAACCGCTTCTGTTATGTCATATTTAAATAATGTTTTACTTAATAAACAACAGAGTAGCTTATGGCT